TGTACATTGACACGTAAGGTTTGATTGTTGATTCGCCAACGTTGTCTACCCAACTTTCAAATGCTTCTGTTTCTTTTGCTTTGCCTTTTAAATCTTTCTTAGGTGCAAAGTTGCCTGGTTCCATTCTCACTTGGTCTGTGTATCCCGGCTCTGATTGCATTTTCTTGTAGTCGTCGATGTATCTCTTGGCTAGTTGCACTGCTATCTTCTTGTTCTTGATGTAGTCTGGTGTTGGTTTGAATGTTGCTGAATTCTCCTGTTCCATCTCATCTGCAACTCTAGAAGCGAAGTTTGCCACTCTGTCTTCCTCGCCTGATTTGGTCAACAGTCTAGATGCTATGTCTGACAGTATAGAACTCAACATTGTGTTCTTGTTTGTGAATTTTGTAACTTTCAACATCTTGTCTGCAGAATCGTCTTTCCTCAATACCAATTTTTGATCAGGATCATTAAGGAAACTTTGTACCACTGCACCGTGATCCACTGGTGCCTGTACAGGTGCATCGATTGGTTCTGCATCTGGCTCTAGTTCGTTCACTTGTTTCTGGTGGTCAGTCCAAAAATCATTTGCCATATCTATTGTGCTTCCATATGTATCATTAAATTCTTCTGCGTCCATTGACTGAGCGTCATTGGCCATATCTTTATATTGTCCAAGATCTGTGATTCCATAAAGTTCTTGGAAATTTTTTGCGTGTGGATAGTGTCCTTCGTCTACTTGTTCTTCTTTAGGTGCGTTTTCTAATTCACTCATAATTCTGTTGATAAGTGGTAGTGCATCTTCGACCCTGCTGTCTAGGTTAGTCATTGTGAATTTTTCTCTCATTTTATTCACAGTTTCGTCGTCCAGTATTTGCTCTTCTGATGTTTTGAAATCTTTACTTGCGTTCTCGTAGTGTGCTTGGTTAGAAAGGTTCTTCATGTAACCTCTTAGGTTTTCCAGTTTCAATTTTGTCTGCTCAATGATGTCACCTGCGTTGTCGTTCAATTGATCCTTGTTGGTGACATATCTTGAGAATGAATTAAGTTTAGCGATGTCTTCTGATGTTCTTACAATGTGTTCACCAAATTCATCATGTGGTCTTCCACCATTTGAAACGTGTCTCATCATTGCTCTTGCACCTGCTAAATGCGTCAACGGATACTTGAATCTCTCACCGTCTTCGTTTTCGATGTATAGTGATTGTATCTGTCTTGATCTTGCACCTGGCACAGTCTCGTCAACTTTGCCTTTGTGTCTGATTATTAATTTTGTTTTGTTTAGGTTCTCGTATGAACGTTTCGCTGTGCCTGTTAAACCTTCTTTAACTTCGACACCTGCTAATTTAGTAATTCTTGCTAGTTCTTCTGACATTTCATCAGTATTTACCGTTTTGTTCGTATCTGCAAGATTTTCATAGTCCTGCTTCGTTAGGTTGTTTTTGGTTATATCCCTCACGTCAAACCTCATTTGATGCTCCACGGCGAAGTCTTTCAACTCCTTAAGGAACGCATACCATTCGTCTCTGCTGTCCTCGTCGATCTTGCTTACAAGGTCTCTGTTGTAGTACACTTTCATGTTCTCTCCGTCTGCTAGGCTTATGCTCACGCTACCAAAAGTGTCTGCATCTTCTTGGAACTCAAACTCAAAGAACACCGCACTGCTTGGATCTGCTGTGGCGGCGCCATTCTGATCGCCTAGTCTGATATTGGAGAACTGCGATCTTATCTTGTTGAATAGATCTTCGGAGTTTTTAGGGTTCATATAGTGTATTTATTATCCTGTGAAAGATCCAAATATGGGCATTGGTGTGATCTCACTGGTTCTGTCCGTCCATTTTTCGAATATCTTAGGGTCAAAATCTGCTAACACTTTCATCATACGGGTCATTAACAAACAAGAACTAACAAGGTCGTCATGCTGTCCTGGTTTGGCCTTGAAACTCATGCCACTGGCAACAAAGTCTTTTAGCTCTGATATCAGCAACTGAGAGTTGATCTTCATCTTATTGTTCTCTACAAGTTCTTTGAATTTTGTACATGCATCGATCTTGTGTTTTGCTGTGGTGTTAAATCCTCTTCTAAATTTTCTTCTGTGTCCTTTCCTTATGGGCTCTGACAGGAACATACCCATTATGTTTTCTTCACCTATGTCCATTACCCTCAATAGTGCGGCTTCCCCAATTGAGTTGTTCTCCATGGAATAGAATATTTGTGGTGTTGCCGATGCATCTTTCTCTATTATCGCTTCATGTAGATGTTTTGTGATGCCTTGCAGTATTCTTACCTGTTGATTCATTGGTGTCGTGTTGTGATGCCATTCACCCACTTGTTCGAATGTGGGTAATTCAAACACTTGTATTGCGGCGTAGTCTCCGCCTGTTCCCATGGCAGGGTCAAGTGAAACCATATATGTCATTCCTGGCGTTGGACGTTTAAACCAACGTACCTGTCCTGTTGTCTCCACAGGTGCCGCGGCCTCCATGTCTGCTAGGTGTATACTGTCTATAAGTGTTTCGTCATAGATCAAGAATTCACATTCGTGTTCCCTTCTAAATCTCTCATCACCTATCCTTGCCTTCTCTGCTTCCGCCCACTCTTCGTTCCTGTCAGGGTGTTCTGACCAGTGTGCCTTCATTGCATAGAAGCCGTTTGTACCTATCAGTTTATCATTTCCATACTCGTCGAATCTCTTATTGGCTTCTTTCCATATCAATGCGAACTGATCTTCGTCACTGTTTGGTGTTGACGTAATCATACACTTACCACCTGTACTCAATGTTGGAGACAACGAAGTCCAAAACTCTTTGGCTTTCTCTGGTGGTTGCACGAACGCGAACTCATCACAATATATTAATGTAAGTGACATACCCCGTCCTGTGTTTTCAGTCGTTGTAGTTGCCATAATTTTAGAGCCGTTGTCAAATTCTATGCTGTTTCTGTTGTACTGTGTGACACCTGCTTTGATCCATGCTGGCAACATCTCATAGGCATAACGCACCCTTGACATGATGTCAGATGCTCCTGCGTATTTGTGTGCGGCAATTAATATCTGTGAATCCGGTCTAAACATGGCATACCAAATGAGATATCCTGATGCACAGGTAGTCTTTCCTGTTTGTCTAGGTAGCATGGCAATTGAAAATCTATGATCGTTGTAACTGTTGATCAGTCGCTCTTGGTATGGGAATGGGTGGAATGGCATTGAGCCTTTCACAGGATGTTGTATCTTCATGAAAGTTTTCATAAAGAATAACGGTCCGGTTTTTGGATCCATACACTTTTCAAGTTGCTCGACTTGAATTTTGGTGTATTTGTGTTTCTTGTGCGCCTTTTTAATTTGGTCGCTATCTAGTGATACATACGCCATAGTGTAGTATTTAACGCTGTGGGTTGGAGTAGAAAAGTATTACTTTGCTTCTTTGTCTTTGATGGCTTTTTTCATTGGTTCTTTTTTATCGCCATCTTTGTCCATATCCAAGAAGTCAGGTTTTGCTTCTGCAATTTTTGCCTCTTTTTGATATGCTTCTTTGAAGCCTTCGTACTGTGCTCTAAGACTGTTTGCTAGATCTTCTTCAGTAATCTTGTCCTCTGCCGCCATTGGATTGTCTCCACTTGCAACTTTTGGATAAGTTTTCTTTTGTCTGTTTAGTCCACCTGAATGAACATTTACTAGTGTGTCAACATCTGAAGTTTTTGGAAGATCTTTTTCACCAACTGAATTTCCAAATGTTTCCGCCGCTTTTTCTTCATCGGGAGCAGTCATCATGTCTCTCATTTTGGCCATTTGCATTGTACCCATTGCGTCGTCTTGATCCATTTGCTTGTTCATTGCACCTGGATCCATGTCTGATCCATGTTCTGGCTCTTGACTAATCATTGCTTGGTCAACTGGTTTCACGCCTGCTAGTTTTAACATTTGCATCATCATTGATGCTTCTTGTGGTGTGTCTGCTGATATTTGTATATCTTCTTTCACATTTTCTTTTTTATCTTCTTTGCCTGCTTTCTTATCTTGGTATGCTTTAAGACCTGCTGGCATTTTGCCTTCAACTGCTTCTTCTGTACCGTTGATTGCATCGTAAAAACCTGCCAGGCTTTCACCGTGTTTCTTTAAGAATTCTTCTCTCGAAAGTTTTTCTGCCTCGTCGTGCAAGTAGTCTTTCATTCCACCTTCTGTAACTGCTTTTGGATTTGTTTTCTCAACGTTCTCCACTGCATCTTTCACCAATTCAGGTCTTGATTCTGCTATTTCTTTTAACTTTGTTAATACATCGATCATTTCCATAACTATTTTTTTCCTTCTATTGGGTGTACTTTTGTTATTTTTGAGAACGGAGATAATGCTGGTTGATCTTCTTTACTAGTTGCATTCTCTTTTTCTTTTGGTTGGTCTTTATTTTCTACTCTGTCTTTAAGTAATTCTTTCAATAGTCCCATGTTTGCTTTTGTCGAATGGAAATCTTCTGCATTCACCTTAGGTGCATCTTTGTATTCAATATCCATTAGTTTGTTTGCGTATTCAGACTTTTGTGCAACCTGCATATTGTCTTGATATTCTTCTGTCGGTTCACCTGGTTTTCTGACAACAATGTGTGTTGCTGGAATTCTTAAAATGTCTGAAAGATATTCATGCATTACTCTTTGTGATGCTGGGTAGTTCGTTGTTACATCAAATATTGTAACCTGCTCATTGCTTAACCTAGGAAAATCAAGTGGTAGCGTCATTATAGGTGTAGTCTTACCTGCTGACATGCTGGCAAGATCAAATTTTTGCAGTGCTGTCTCCAAAGCATTTATATCAATATCTTTTTTTGCCCCTGCGATCTTTATTTTATAGTCATATGACTTAGTTGATTCTGTTAGGTAGTCCTTGAACGTGCTCATATGCAATATTTAGTCTTTTTTAAGTAGTTTCTTCATTAATTCATTACGATCAGATATGACAAATCCGTCGCTTTCTTCTATCGGACCCCCGTCTTTATTGCCCTGATCCAACTTCTGCTTTTTAAGTTGTAATTCTATCATTTTGAGCTTCTTGTCTATCTTGCCGCTTTTAGCATCTATGGCATTTCTAAGGAAGTTGCCGGCCACTTCAAAGATTCTCCCTGAGTAACGTGAGTCAACATTCATGCCTAGATCCATTAGATTCTTGTAACTCTCTTCTGCTTCTATGGCCAGTTTATCTAATTCTAGGTCTGACAGTTCACCCAACCCTTTTACCTGTGGAAGTGCGGCCGCAACCTTGTCAAACTCCGCATAACTTTTCTGTAAATTCTTCTGTGTCTGCGGATCTAGATTTTTTGCTGATGCGTGTTGACCATTGGACTCTTTTATCTTCTTGTCTTTTTCCTTCTTGTCCACTTCTTTGAATGCTTCTTTGACATTTGGTAAATTTAATATATCTTCTAATTTCTTTGTCATTGTCGTATTTACTTACGTTTGCCGTTGTGGAATAACTGTTCTTCTGACACTACTCTAAATTTTATTTTTCTCTGTTTAGCGTAGGCAGTAGCGGCCTCCCATTTTGCCATGTTTATCACAACCTGTTTTTTCTTGGCTTGGCTTTTGCCCGCCGCCTCCATTGATGTCTGACTCATTGGTTTTACTTCCACCATCTCAGCATGTTTACGGCCTTGCTTGTCCTGGTACACTATGAAAAAGTCTGGCACATACACTGTGTACTTGCCCGTGAACGGATGTCTATAAGGAATTTTAATAGATTCCGATGCCCATTGGTACACATTAGGATGTTCATCACATAATCTCATGAAAGAATGCTCCCAACTCGATCTGTACGTTGGTGTTTTGGTTCCCACATACTTCTGTTGATTCTTGGGAGAGAACTTGCCCCTAGCAAATCTCGGTAACATTAGTCTATGATGTTTCTAGATATTGTCTCTTTAGTTGGCAGTGTTTTTCTCACACCCAACCTACTTGACTTGTATCTATTTGCATTTAATATTATAGTGATCAGTTCTGACAGCAAAGCCGGTGTGGCATAAGTCAGTTGATCCAGTATCTCTTGCGGCTTGATGTTGTCTATCTTAGCCTGTGACAGTATGGCGTAAGCCGTGGACTCTGCCGCAACCCTTGAAAAATTACGTTTGACGAAAAAGGCTATGGTACTGTCATACTCACCAACGTTGAATTCGTAGTCGGTCTCATAGGGGGTAGTGGTTAGTTTCTCTACGGTCTTCTGCAACTCGTCCATGTCTTTGCGTGGTAGGTTTGTGTAAAATTCAGCCATTATATCGTTGCTTTCTCCACCACTATTTCAACGTCCTTTGATTCTCTCGGTATTTTTATGTATCCTTGCGTTACCAACTTCCTCACATCTGTGATCGCTTTACTGGTGTACACGTTCTTTACGTTGTCTGACGCACCCTCATACTCTATGTTTGATTGAGCTATTGTAAGTCCTTTACGGGAGCCTACGTCTCTAAAATATATAGCGGCCGCTATCTCGTCTCTAGTGTTCTCGTCATTGGAAACTAGATTGAATGCTTCGTCCTCTCCTAAGAAGTTTATTGTGTCTGCGGCGGAATTTGTTATCACTGTGTTGTTGGCTTGATTCTTGTTGTCCGATGTACCCCTTGCTGATGCTATTGCGGCACCGGCAACTAAGGCCGCGCCTACACTAAATTGTGACACAGGATTGGAGATTGTCCCTGCCTGCTTGCCAACTTCTAGTACACCCTTTTTGGCTATACCTTTCAGTTCGGCCTTCACGTCTGACTTCTTAATCTTCTTGGCGTTGTTGTAGGTGTTTGAAGCACCTAATATGGCTCCAAGTATGTTACCTGATTGCAAATTGCCTATGACAGATCCTACGCCATCTACTATACCACCTGGTCCGAATATGCTGTTGGAGCCACCACCCAGCACACTTAATGGGCTAGGAGAGTTGTCGTAGTTGATTGTTGCGAAACCTGGTACGTTGTTCCTGTTGACTATGCCCGCCTTGTATATTACAGTCTCGTACAATATCTGCATGGTGTTAGACATTACACCTTGTCCGTCTGTTTGATCAAGATTGTCGTGTGCGAACGAACCTATAACAGGATTGACCAAGGTCATTGATGTGAATCTTTTTTTGTGTAAAACAAATATCTCTATGCCTTTGAGGTAGGGCTTCTTCTTTTTCTTCGGTGTGTCCATACCAAATTTATTAGTTCTACTGGTTTTTATGCCATCGTAGTAATTATCCTTGGTATCGGAGATGGTCAGGTCACTGTTCATGTTGACAGAATCCGCTATGTGATACTCGTAATATTTTTTCCAGAATGCATTCACAGTGTCCGCGTGATCGTCATGGAATGTGATATTTACAGGATCGTACGCTATCCTGGTTGCGAGGTACATCTTCTTGTTGTACTGTGTCTTCTCTTCATAGCTCAGGTTGTACTTGGGTAGGTCGCACTGCTTCACCAACATGTTAAGTTGGTACCTAGTACTAGGATTGAAGCCATTAACAAACAAGGTTTCGTCTGTGTTGAAAACCACGTGGAACAGGAATTTCTGTTTTGGCATCAACTTGAAATTGTCGTCTATGTACAATCTCGATGCATGTTGGTAATCTTTCATACCCGGTAGTCCGTCCTGGAAACCTTTTAGGAAGTTGTTAATGCTTGGCATACTGTTATTTATAGTCACAAAAAAAGCGCCTATAAAGACGCTTTTGATGTTATAATTGCTAACTTAATTTTTTGTATTACTGTCCACCACCCGTACTCAATGTACCGATAGTTCTAGAAACCGCTGTTCCAATTCCTGTTCCTGTTGGAGTCTGGATCGCGTTGTCATATCTGATCTGCATCGTGATAGATACTGGTTCTGAAGTTTGGTATGCCAGTGTGTTGTAGTTTACGTTCTCAATGTAAGCACCGTAAAGTTCCCATGTCTCTAGGACGTTTGGCGTACTCGCTCCGTTACCACCATCTAGCATTTCAATTCTGCCTGTGAATTTGTAATCAATACCTGATGCCGCACTTGACTGTTCGAAGAAGTCAAACTGTTTCTGTATCTGTTCACCAACTAGTTTAGTCACTGAGTTGTTGACGTCATCTCTTAGATTGATTGTGATAGGTTCCCAAGTGTGTTTACCTGCAACATAAACTTTCGAGTTGTACACATCTAGCGTTACTGTGTCAAAAGTCAAGTTTGGTCTTGTTGTGTCTATTACTTGTTTTGTAAGTTCTGATCTTGGTGTTGATACTCCAAAGTTTTCCAGGATCAATCTGAAACGATACTGAAGTTTTGGCATCAACAAGCCTTGTGATGCGGCACTCTGATCGTTTGCTAAAGGTACTGTAAATTTTGATAATGTTGATATTGCCATGTGTTTCTCCTATTTATCGAAAATTAGTTCCCTAATTTTGCAATTTCTCCTGTGTTTTTAATTCTTAACGGTATGTAAATAAATTCAACTGATTTGATTGGTTCAATTGCTATATCTACATAAAGTTCGTTTCTATCAATCCTTGTAGGTGTGTTGTTTGTCTCATCACAAACTACCAAGAAGTCATACAATGCTCTCTGACCTGTTAACTCCAACAAGAATGACTCTACTGCACCCTTGATTTCGTTCCTTGTCAACTCATCATTTGGTTCAAAAATAAATGGTTTTCCGATTGAGTCTAACTGTGTTCTTAGATATACTGCCAATCTCGAAACATTTATTCTGTCCAAGGCCGAACTTGCTGATGTTTTAGTCAAGTTACCAAAGTTAACAATCCCTGCACCTGAGAAGAAAGTAATTGGGTTAATTTTAACTTCGTGCATTGAATCTCTCACTGACTCCGTAACAGATATTGTTTGGAACTCTCCAGTCGATGACTCAATGTAACCAACTGCTGTGGCATTGTCAACAACACCTCTTCTTGTTCCCGATGGTGCGAACCATGGGAAAGCGATGTTATCGTTGTTTGCTAGTGTCCTCATCATCATGTGCGATGGTGGTACTACAATTGATTTACCTGTGTTGTCTGTTGTTCGTCCTGATGGATAAAACACACCCAAGTAATCACTTGCACTTACAAGACCGTCTTCACCGTTGTCCAGTGCCGCCGCCGAGTTGTTAGCCCAGTTTTGGATTGAAGTTGACGTACCCTCTAATCTCAAAGGTGTGTCACCAACTATAAACGCTGTTTCGTTCCTGTCTGTGTTTAAGTTAATCATGTTTGCTATTAACTCTGGATAACCAGGCACAGCAATAACATTGTAACCTCTTTGGTCTTCTCTTATCGCTTGGTTGGTGTCAATCTCAGATTTAAGTTGTTCAACAATCACTTTTCTCTGTGCTTTTCTTCCAAAAGTTCCAGAACCGTCTGCGTTGTTGCTTGATTTAGTAACCCATCTGTCTGGGAAGTAAGTCGATACACTCTCGTTACTTGCTCTGATGTTACCTAAACCAGCAGATCCGCTTCCTGGATATTTTGTTGTTGTGATGTAACTGTTTTTGTATTCTTTAACATTGTAACCTGAACGTCTAGTGTTCCAAAGCAATATACCCTGTGGGAATAAAGTTGGATCTGGAGCATCTGGATCTAAGAAGCCATCGCTTAATAAGTCTTTAATGCTACTAGATGTTCCAGCACCACCTGTTGACAATGAATCTGTTTTGTCAGCAGTTGTGTGTAATCTAGCATCTGCGAAAACAACACCGTCTTCTGTTGTTTGGTCTGCTTTGTCAACCAATTCCCACGCCGCACCTGATGTGGTCACTGCCACTTGGTTTGCTGTGTTTGTAGAAGTCAACGTTGCCGCTGTGTTGTACTTGTAAAGTTTTGGATAGTTCTCAAGGTCACTAGTGTCGATCCATAAGTCGTTCGTTACAAGTGCAGTACCATCTGACTGTGTAGTCGGTGCTGTTGCTTTGAACTGTGGACCATTTGGATCTGTAGTTGAGTATGCTGTAACATATCCAACGAAAGTAGTTCCATTGTGTGCCATGATGTCTGCTTCGTCAGTTGCAGTGTGGTACCATAATGTACCGTCTGCTGGTTCATTTGTTGGTGCACTTGTAGATGCAGTGTAACTTAATCTCTTCCAGTTACTTGCTAATATACCTGTGTTCGCACTTGAGTCAAGGCTGTCACCTGTTGGTAGGTCATACAAGTTGTCGATCAACGTTGTGCTGTTCGCCGTGAATGTTCCATAACTGTGTGCCGTTGTTGCACTGAAACCTGCGTCTGATAATGGTGTTCCTGATGTGTCAAACATTCTGAACTCGCCGCCCAGTTTGTGTGTCATAGTGATCTCACCTGTTGTCAATTTACTTGCAGAAACGTTTGTTAATCCCGCACCGTTCACTGCCGCGATAAAGTCATCAACTCCAGTACCACCCAGTGTTACTGTTACTGCACTGTTTAATGCTTCTTGGTTCTTCACTGACTCTTGTATAGAGAAAGTATCCGAACTTGTGAAAGTTGGTGAAGTGCTGTTACTTGTGATAGTTGTAGCACCGCCCTCGTGTCTGAAGAACTGGAAGTCTGCTAATGCAGGAGTAGTGTCAGCCGCATCTGCCGCCGTCATTGACTCCTCAGTAACATTGTACTGTGCGTACAGTGTGCCTGTTGTTAATGCAGTTCCACCGTTCGCCGCGTCTAGGTTGAAGATCGCAGAGTGGTGGTTAGTATGAAGTGGACTAGCAACTTGAGAGAAACTAGCACTTGATGAACTGTAAAGTTTTGCTATTAAAGACGCACCTGAGTTTGCAGAAGTAGTCTTGAACCAAACAGAACCGTTAGGTCTGTTCTCGTCTGCTGTTTTCCAAGTTGGTCTTGAAGTGTGTGCCGCTTGTAGTAATTGTGCACCGTTGAAAGTTCCAGCAGTAATTCCTAGATCAGATAAAGCAGTTCCTGTTACTGCCTCAATTCTGATTGTGTTAGCACCCGCTGTTGAGTCACCTAGTGCCTTACCATTGTGGAAGATTTCTAAGTTTCCTGTTGTGCTGTTTACACTTGCAGTAACGTTAGTTACATTGGATCCAATTGCTGTTGCAACATCTGATAATGCTGTTCCACCGTAAGTGATTTCTACACCATTAATTGAAATCTTTTGACCACTAGTTACTGTTGTTCCTGAAGCAACTGTGAATATAGGTAAAGATTCGTTCCATGCTGTTGAACCAACCTGTACCCAAGTGTTACTTGCTGTTTTCTTGTAGATCTTATTAGTAACATGTGTTGTGTTGATTGCGTAATCGCCAATTACACCGATTGAAGTTTTTGGTGCACCAGTTGAAACACCGCCAACTAGGTCACTTGTTGAAGTGATAAGTGTTGGAGTAATTGTTGTGAATGATTGATTAGTTTGTGACCACTCAAATAAACCGTAACTGCTTGATGCAAGGTCAAACCAGTATGTTCCATCTGTTGGGTTTGCTGTAGGTGCCGTAGCACTTCCAACTAATTCTGCTGTGTCCACGTTCGCTCTTAGGATGTATGCTCTGTTGGCAACTCCTAGGAAACTGTATGCCGCCTGTAGGCCATACTCGTTCAGCTCATAACCGTTTAGGCTATTTCCTGATGCGTCTGTGTAGAATTTCGGATCTCCGAAAGTCTCTGTTAATTCTCTCTGAGACGAGATCAAGTAAGCAGTGTTGGCAGTAGCAGTAGTTGTTCCTGTTGCTGTGCCGTCTCCAGCGCCGTTTGTCTTGTCCTGTGATGATGCTACTATGAATAGTGGTGTTGTACCCGCATCTGATGGTACATAAAAGCTCTCGTTTATTACTGAAACTTCTACTCCTGGTGATGTTAATGCCATTTTTCGTATTCTCCTTGCAAGTTACGTATATACTAGAGTTATTTATTCAATCATACGGTTTTGCTGACATAATTTACCGTTTTCGTGGTGCCTATATAGGCGACGTAAATACACATATGCAGTACAAGGATAGACCGTTGTGTACGGAGTGTAAGATCAAACCCAGAGCCTATGCCTACAAGAGATATGGCAGAGTGTATTGGCGTAGTCGCTGTGACACCTGCATCAGGAAACGGGCTGGCAAACGGGTTGGAGGTGTGACTGCCTTGCAGAGATCAGGGTACAAGAAGAAAAACAAGTGTGAACTGTGTGGGTTCAAAGCACAGGCCAAGGCACAACTAGATGTGCTCTTCGTGGACGGAAATCTTAGGAATACCAGTGTGACTAACTTAAAAACTGTTTGCGCCAATTGCCAAAGGTTGGGCAGTACCCGAAGACTCGGGTGGCGAGTTGGAGATCTTGTCGCTGACGACTAGGTTGTCTATTTTTGAATACAATTCTTCTTTTGTGCCATTATTTTCAATGATAAAATCAAACTCTTCTTTTGCCCATGCGTATTCTGAACTGTGTATGTTTTTAGGTTGTATGTTGCCTTCAACGTAATCAACGAACCAGTCGGGATCCGGTCCTCTTTTAACAAGTATTATTTTGCCACCTTGTTCTCTGATCTGTTTTACTTCGTTGGGGAATCTTGTGTCTGCTATCACTGTGTCTTGTCCTTTGTATCTACCGATACAACTGTCAACCCAAATTCCGTCGTACATTTGACCTCTCATTACTTCAGTACCAAAGTATTGCAAAACCCATCTCGGTGTAGTTGGTTTGCCAAATTTCTCACTCCAGAAAGCATCTGGTTTTTCTCGCCACTCTCTGCTTTCTTTAGTATCGCCTTCAAGCATTTTCCTGTCCCAATTGAACATTGAACTTACTGCATCTTTCAAACTTTTAGCAAAACTGTCTTTTTGGTATCCATGTCTTTCTACAAGCCTGTCAGAGACAGTGCCTTTTCCAGAACTTATTAAACCTAATACACCTATCAGCATAAGGTTTATTATACTATTTTTTTAAACGTTTTTCAATCTCTTTGATTGCTTTTCTCACAGATTTTAATATTGAGGATCTCAATGTTTTCTTGCGTTCTTTCAACGCCTTTATGCTCATTGTTTCTAAATTCTCTACCAGATTTTCCAACTCATCTAGTGTCAGGTCACAATATTTCTTATAATTGGAGACTTTCATAGCAATGTATTTAAATGGAGTTTGGTAACAATTAACCAATAACAAAACTGTGTGGAGTGCCACCTTCTTGGAAGTTTCCTATGTCTGCTTCCAGTCTTTCGATTTCTGCCTGGCCTTCGGTCTTCAGTGCATCACCGTTCAGTGTTGTGCCACCCTGTGGACCGGCAATGGTATTAAATTTACCTCTTGCTTCACCTAGCATTATTTTTGATACAGCAAGAGTGTAATCTCTGATCCATGGTTTAGAATAGATGTCCTTGAATAATGTGATGTCAGGTCTAAAATTGTCGGTGTGCATCAGTACAGTTTCATTGTCTGCTCTTGGTCTTTGAGTTATAGTAAGTTTTTTAGTTGCAACGTCAAAGTGGAATTGTATAAAACTTCCAAACATTTTTCCTATCATTTCTTGGTACGATGCAAAAGCATAGTAAGTTGCTAGTCCACCAGTTGCACCCGCTCTCAAAAGGTATGTGTTTGTGTAGGCCAAGTTGAAAGGTTCAAACAATGTTCCACCTTCTCCACCTTCAGTTCTTGAACCAACTGTTCTCCTGTTGAGATTTCTAACATTGATTATTTCATCCGGTAGTATGTAACTGTTTTGATTTTTCTTTAATTCTAAGAATGCATATGATTCTTCAACAGCATTTGAAGATCTTTGTCTAAATTTGTTTACTGCTCTTTCTAGTGCCGTTTGATAGTGTTTAGGGTCTAATTCTACGTCAATCATCCCGTCACCGAGACTGTTCTTAACGTAATCGAAAATTTCCTGTTGTCCTGTTTGTAGTTCTGACATACTCATATTTATAGTCATTGCCTGTGCAATAAATATGTATGATATGCCAAGATTATCCATTTTCAAGCCTGAAAAGGGCAATGACTACAAATTCTTCGATCGTAACATCAGAGAGATGTTCACGGTGGGAGGAACAGACCTACACTTCCACAAATACGTAGGTCCATACGATCAAGGTGACACAAACAAGGACGGTGCGGCAAGTCCTACACAACCGCAATACTCTGGCGATAGCCTGAATGAAACAACGATTCAAGATCTACTATTTTTAGAAAATAGAGATAGAAAATATGACGATGATGTCTATGTTGTTAGAGGAATTTATAATGTACAAGACCAAGACTTTAATCTGTCACAGTTTGGTATGTTTTTATCCAATGATACCTTGTTCCTTACAGTGCACCTAAACGACATTGTTGAAAGACTTGGTAGGAAGCCAATGTCAGGTGACGTAATAGAATTCCCACACATGAAAGAAGATTATTCATTGGATGAAAGCATACCCATCGCACTGAAAAGATATTATGTTGTGGAAGATGTGAACAGGGCGGCGGAAGGATTTTCACCAACATGGTGGCCACACCTGTTGAGATTGAAGATGAAAACCCTAGTAGATTCTCAAGAGTTCAGAGACATACTCGGTGACGCAACAACAACAGGATCGCTGGCAAGTTATATGTCAACGTTCAACAGAGAAAAAACAATCAACGATCAGGTTGTTGCACAGGCAGAAGCGGACTCTCCAAAAGCAGGATTTAATTACAAACAATATTATGTTGCACCTATAGACGAAAGGGGTAACATCAGAACAGAAAATGTTAACACAGAAGACCAACGAGCAAGTAGCGATAGAACAGTGAATGCAACTATCGACACTCCTGCTTCTTCTCATTATGGATTTTATTTAGACGGAGATGGTGTTGCACCAAACGGAAACCCGGCGGGATTTGGTATAACGTTTCCAACATCGGGCGTGGACAACGGTGACTATTTCTTAAGAACAGATTACTTGCCTAACAGATTATTCCGTTATGACGGAGCCAGATGGGTTAAAATTGAGGACAGTGTAAGAATAACTACAACGAACAACGATTCAAGATCAAACTACAAAACAAGTTTTGTAAACAACGCTACAGAATCAACAATCAATGGTCTGACAACAAAACAGCGACAATCGTTGTCTGATGCACTGAAACCAAAGGCTGACAATTAAGAATGCTACACTTTTACGACGGACAGGTTAGAAAATTTTTAACTCAATTTATAAGGATTTTGAGTAACTTCTCTGTGGAAACGGGCAGAGGCAGTGATGGATCTGTGAACCTGAGAGCTGTACCTGTAGTTTATGGAGATCCTACAAGACAGGTCGCAAACATTATCAGAAACAACTCTGAGAACACATTACAGTACGCACCAAGGATAGCGGCATATGTCAGAGAACTGAATTATGACAGGGAAAGAATGCAAAACCCTTACCATATTGAAAAACAGCATTTGAGAGAAAGAGACGTAGACAGTGACGGAAACTACACAAATCAGTTGGGAGCAGGATTTACTGTTGAAAAAGTTATGCCTTCGCCATTTAGATTAGAGGTGTCCGCTGACATTTGGACAACAAACACAGATCAAAAATTACAAATAATGGAACAGATATTGTATCTGTTCAACCCAGATTTCGAAATACAGAAAACAGACAACTACATTGACTGGACTAGTTTAAGTTATGTTGAATTAACAGGAACTACATTTAGTTCGAGGACAATTCCTGTTGGGGCAGATTCAGAAATAGATATTGCAACACTTACTTTCTCGATGCCCATATGGTTATCACCACCAGTGAAGGTTAAAAAACTAGGTGTTGTTCAAAAGATCATCATGAGCATATACGACGACGATGGTGGCATAGCAAAAGGACTGATCGATGGAGAACTTACATCTAGAAGTTACATAACACCAAACAATTTTGGTTTATTAGTAACGGGAAACCAGTTGAGATTATTGGGTTCAACAGGAACAAATGTCAAATCAGGTGGCGATGGATTCCAAACAGGCGCCAACGAACCTAACAACTTTGATCCATTTGAAACATTTGGTCCAGCAGTCAATTGGAAAGTGTTATTAGATCAATATGGAAAAGTAACAAACGGTACATCACAGATAAGGTTAACACAACCAAACGGAAACGAAATTGTTGGCACTATTGCAACAACAACGCTAGACGACACAATTTTATTGTACACAATAGATGATGATACGATACCAAGCAACTCATTGACTGCAGTCAAGAAGATCATAAATCCAGCAACATTTGATCCGGGTACACCAGCAAATGGTGATAGATACTTGGTAATAAATGACGTGGGTGACAGCACAGCCAGTTTCCAGAGTGCCACTTGGGGTACACTTGTAGCCAGCGTTGGTGATATCATAGAATACAACAGCACAACATCAAAATGGAATATTGCCTTTGATGCATCTAATCCTGACAGTACACAACATTATGTTACCAACCTAAACACAGGAATACAATACAGGTTCAATGGCACAGAATGGGTCAAATCATACGAAGGGGTTTACACGCAAGGTAATTGGAGCATAGTACTGGACGGCGGAGCAGATCCAGGGTACAACTCATCAATTGACGCAACCACGCCATAATTGTTATAATATAGCATGAAAGAAAATATAGTTTGTTCGGGTGCCCTGTTCTACGCAACAAGCACTAAACGTTTCCTGTTCCTGCAAAGGACTGATAAGAAAACACAAGGCATGTGGGGATTGGTTGGCGGTAAAAGCAAATTTACAGAGAGTGCATTCGAGGGATTGAAACGTGAGATAGAGGAAGAAACGGGCAGTCTACCCAAGTTCAAGAAAGTGATCCCATTGGAGATGTTCACTTCCAACGATCAGAAGTTTTTCTTCCACACATATCTAGTGGCCATCGATGCAGAATTTATTCCCAAACTAAATGATGAACATTCTGGATACTGTTGGACTGCTTTTGAATGCTGGCCCAAGAACTTGCACATGGGTCTGAAAAATACTTTGAACAATAGAAGTATAAAAGGAAAACTACAAACTATCTTGGATCTTATAGTCTAAAAAAAAGGCGACCCGAAAGCCGCCTTTTGATTCTATTAAAAAGTATGTGTATTTACTAGTGACTAACTCTCACTGCCGCTAATACTGATCCTTGACCAGCAGTAGTTTTGCTATTAAGAGCTCTACCAATCACGTTGAATGCTGTGCATTCTGATTTTTGAGCCGATTTAGCATAACCTGGCACTGATGCAGATACTAGTCTATCACCTTTGTTTACTGTACCAATAACTTTCACGTCTACCCTTCCTGTCATTGCTACAAACGGGTGTGAATCATCTGATCCTGCACCTGCGTTCATTTTGAATGCCGCTTGGTGTTCACCAGATACAACACCAAACACTTCGTCTGATGCTTCTTCGTTTACCTGTGTGATCTCTTCTGCGCCACCTA